CACCGGGGTTATTGGCGAAGCGTTCGCGGACGCCGGCCGGGAGCCGATCGAACGCCTCATCGGCGTCTTGGATGGCGAGCAGGGCGCTGTGGAAGTCGGTGACGTTGGAGAAATCACCGTAGGCGAGCCGGGAGCTCGGAGGATCGGGCTGTTGCCCGCGGCGCCATTTGTCAACAATCCGATTGATATCGACCTCCTGAGCGAATTGCTGTTTTGTGCGGGAGACCTCGCCCTCGAATGACACGGCGACCCGACGACGCTCGTCGGACGCCAGGAACACGGGCGGATCTTTCGGAAGAACTTCGAAGATTCTCATCACTTTTTCCTCCTGATTGAGGGCGGCGGGCCGACGCCACCTCGGTCGTAGGTGCGGGACTTCTTTGCCGGCCTCGAGCGGCCGCCGACAGGGAAGGGCACCAGGGCGTTGATGTCGGGCGCGAGCATTCGCGCGCCGAAATTGAGCGACTGAAGGAATTGCCCGACACGCGTCTTTCGCATGTCGCGCTCGTACTCCTCAGCCGGGATCCGAGCAGCCGCTAGCGCGGCGTTATTGCTGACCAGCTCGGTGTTGGCCTTGTGGAAGGCTTCTCGAGCGACGGACTCCTTGGCCTGCGCCGCGGAGTGATTCATTTGGGCGCGGGACGCGCCCGCGGCATCGTGAAGAGCTTGCCGCTTGTAGAGTTCCGTTTCTTGATGCTCCTTTTTCAAGTTCGCTTCCTCATCGACCGCGCCCTTTTGCGCGTTCATGAGTTTCACCTCGGGGCTCGCCTTCTTTGCAGCGATGCCCGAGTTGATTCCATGGCCGAGAGAATCGCCAAGGGATGCGAGGTTCGGGATTGATGGCATACCAGGGTTGACAGCTCCTCCAGCTCCTCCGTGATACGAGGAGAGAATGGGATTTAGGCCCGCAGCGCGAAGGTCGGCGACCTGGCGCTGGTGAGCCGTGTTGGACATGCGTTCGATGAATTGACGGTTGCGCCTGCCCTCGCGCTTTGCCGTCTTGTTGGAGAAGAGGCCACCGCCCAAGGCGAGGCCTCCCTGCAGTGCACCTCCTGCTACCGCAGACCAGCCCATTAGAAGTGGTCAATCATGCCCGGCACCGAGTAGGTGGGCATGGGGCGGACGTGGCGAATGCCGAACGCGGCATCGAAGAGCAGGTGTGGCTCGCTCGTGACCGCTATGACGCGGTCGATGGGAACATCCTCGCTTATGAACGTCTCATTGAGAACGGGAAGGGAGTCGAACTCCTGGGCCAAGTGCCACACGTCGAGCGGTGCAGTGACGGTGGAGCGGAACTTGCCCGTGATCAGGTTGGGCTTGTAGCGATACTCGGACCACCTCTCCTGATAGCCGAACACGGACGCGTCGGCGTCGGGATCGACCGATCCCTGCGCATAGATCTCCTTGTTCAGCACGGCTTGCTCGCCCAGCTGCGCGAACGCCGGCCAGTAGTAGTCGTACCGGGTAGACCGAGAGAACATCCGCGGGAGGCCCTGCTGGTAGTTGAGATCGGCCCGCACACAAGCGAGGCCGATCACCATGCCGTGCTCTGTGAATGACCGATTGAAGCGGGAACCGCCGGAACTTCCAGTGGTGCCGAATGCAGCCAGAGAGCCTTGAGGGGTGTCGGTTCCGAGGGCAGCTGTCGAGGATGTTTGCGGGACCGAGTTGATGCTGATCGGGAAGCTCCCGCCGGACAGGTATTCGGGACGTTGCAGCCGCTGGTCTTCCGACACCACGCCGAAGTGCGCTCGTAGGACTTCCGTGTAGCGGGTGCCAGCTCGAGCATCCCGCTCGAGGAGCTTCTGGAATTGGAACGCCTCTCGGAGCTGGTTGACGGTTGCGGCTTCGGCGTTGGCCAGGTCGGCGACCAGGCCGGTCGAATCCGGGAAAGCGGCGATATTGGTGCCCCCGATGCCGATGGCGGTTTGAAGGTCGGCGCCGACGCCGACGACGTTGATGCCCGTAGCAAACGGAGCCGACCCGGTGTCGATGAGCTGCATCGGGTTGCCGTCTCCGATGACAGGCGCCGTTGTGCCGAGGCCGATCGTCACTGGATCGCCCTTCTGTGGCCAGGGCAAACACGACGTGAAGTAGTCGCGACGCTTCCCCCTCGAGCGGATCGGGTAATCGGCCGGGTCGTCCGGGCCGTCGTAGTCCTTCATGCCGGAGGGGATGTACGTATCGATCAGATTCTCGTCGCGAAACCACTCGTCGCAGATCAGGGCGTAAGCCCGGTGAAACAAGCTCATGTGCTCGAGTTCCGGGACCTTGATCGGGATGCCCAGGTGGTCGCTCAGAGAGCCGGACGTGTAGCCCGTGCTAACGGGGGACGACATCTTCGGCGTCACGAAATCGACCGAGTCCCCGGGCGAGTCCTGCTGACCGTTGAGACGAACCCAGTTAGACCACACCAGACGGTTGGGCACGAAGAAGAAGAAAACGTCCAGATACAGATTGTCCATGACGGGTTTGATCGGGGTTGCGAGTCGAGCGAAGTGCGAGAAAGACAGGGCCATAGTGTCCCCTGGCAGGATCTCGTCGCAGAAAATCGGAATCAGCTTCCCCGCATCGAAGGTGGTTTTCATGTTGCAAGAGCGATCGAAGGCCGATCGCTGGATTTCCGCTCGAGGGATTTCCGAGAAGCGGTTCGTGCCTTGGCGTCCGGCTGTAGTGCGGCTCATTTTGCAAGCTCCTTAGCAAGGTCGAGGGTGTTCGCCATGTTGGCCATGGCAGGGCCTTGCAGCATGTCGCGGATTTCCTCGAGCGTGCCGATATGCACGCGATCCGTGCCCTCGACCGCACCTCCATCCTCGTCGAAAACGCCGATGCGGAACAGCGAGTAATCGCGAGGGAAGTTCGAGACAGGAGAGTCCCCAGAGAGCAGGGCGTGCCCACAGGCACGCATAGCCACCTGGTCGTTGTCGTACACGACCGGCGGGGAGAAGCTGTCAGCCTTCGAATCGAAAACGGTGTAGATGGACTTCATGTTAGTTGCCTCTTGAGAAGGGAGACACGAGCTTCCGCGACCTCTTCGCGAACAGCTCTGCGCTCCGGGGTATCGTCCTCAGTGTTGGCCGAGGCGATGCGTTTGGCCTTGATTCGCTCGAACAGCTCGGGAGCCTCGTCGGCGATCAGGCGATCGTAATAGCGGGGAACAGTGCAGGATTTCCCGCGGACGATGACCTCATCGGAGGGATACACATCGTCTTTGAATTTCTGGAACCACTCGTAACCGATGCCCGGGCGCCGCGACATCGTGACGTACTCGGGAAGGCGCTCGTGGACGGCGCCAGTGGACGAGTCAAGGCTCGTGTACCACCAGGCCGCGTCCGGCCCGGTGATCTTTTTCATCACGTAGCGCGCGGTGTAGGCCGCGCTCTCGAACGTCAGGTCCCCGATGGGGTTGACGTCGCCAAGCTGCCACGCCTCGTTCAGGATCTCGGACGTATACAACGGGAACCCCGTTTCCGACTTGTGGTGGAACTCTCGGTCTTTTCCGAAGTCTTCGCCCAGCACGCACAGATGATAGTGGGGGCGAGTTGTGTTCTCTTCGTCGCCGTACTCACCACAATGGAAGTAGCGAAATTGCAGCTTTTTTTTTCGGAGCCTCCGAATGAACTTTTGAACGTGGGATTTAACAAGAGAAGGATGACCACACGAATCTGAGGATGAGCAGTTTAGACAGGGAGGCAGGTCTTGATCGCGATAGGTGAGAGTGACGAAGCTTGATTTTTTGTGCATTTGGGCCTCGTGCATGATGCGCACAGCCCATTGGCGGCTCCGCTCGAGGCGACAGCCTGAGCATTGGCCGCAGGCGACCGAGAAGGGGACCAGGCCTGTAGCCTGGCGGCGGTTAAACACGGCCTGGCCCCCACGCCCGCGCCAAGCGCGGATCGGGTGAAAGCAGGGCATCGACTACAGGCGCCAGCCACCACGCCGAGGCCGGGGTGCTGAGTTGCGGCGCTTGGATCGCGCGCCGCGCCGGAACGAACGCCTCGAGGAACGTCTTGACATGCGCTTACGACGCATTGGGTCCACCTCCGGTGAACAGCTCGAGGAAGCGATCGAGCCACGCCCCGAGAGAGTTGAGAAGGTTCTGAAACATTTTCGTGCTCCTTGTTTGCTTTCGAGGGGGGGCGAGGAACGCCCCGCGGTTTGTCTTCAAGGCCGACGGGCCTTCAGGGGTGTGTACCACACCCCAGGGGGGTACTGGCCCCTCCCCGGGAATCGGAAAGGGACCAGTGGGACCAGTTACATCAAGAGGCAGTCTGGTCCGACCCCCCATCCCCCGTTTCGGGGGGGGCAGCAGAGGCCGCAGGAGCCGCAGGAACGAACGCCTGCGGCGGCCG